AGGCATTTAAAAATGCAAGTACGGTAATTGTATACATTGCCAAGGCAGGAACTAAAGCAACGGGTACAGGCGGAGGCTTGTCAGCTCAGGCAAAGTACGGCGGTTCAAGAGGTAACGCTCTCAGTTATTCCGTTGCGGCGAATCCCGTTGCCGGATTTGACGTTTCTGTTTATCTTGACGGTTCAACTGTTGAAGCGTTTGAGGGTGTTACAGATGTTTCGGCGCTAGTCGACAGTAAGTACATAACATTTACAGCCTCAGATGGTACTTCTCTTGAATCAGCAGCAGGGATTTCGCTTACAGGAGGTACGGACGGTACGGCTGCAAATTCTGACATTGCAGCGTTTCTTGACGAT